TCGCTTTCGTAAGCAAAACGTTTTCTTCAAATAAAGAACATGCTCAAAGACTTTATGAATATTCATCAAAGCATTGGTTATCTTATTCTACTCCTATCCTTTCATTTGGAAGAAGTAAAAAAGGATTGCCTATTTCTTGCTTTTTAAATTACATAGAAGATACAGCTGAAGGATTAGTTAAAAATCTTTCAGAAACAAATTGGCTATCAATGGTTGGTGGTGGAGTAGGTATAGGATTTGGTATAAGATCAGCTGATGATAAATCAACAGGTGTATTGCCACATTTAAAAATATATGATGCAGCAACGTTAGCATATAGACAAGGTCGTACAAGAAGAGGATCTTATGCAGCATACTTAGATATATCTCATCCAGATATAATTGAATTTTTAGAAATTAGAAAACCAACAGGTGACCCAAATGTTCGTTGCTTAAATATGCATCATGGAATTAATATTCCTAACAGCTTTATGGAACTACTTGAAAAGTGTATGTTAGATAGTGATGCTGATGATAAATGGGCTTTACGTGATCCACATACACAAGAAATTAAGTCATATATAAGTGCAAAAGAATTATGGCAACGTATATTAGAAATGCGTATGATGACAGGAGAACCATATCTTCATTTTATTGATACATCAAACGAACACTTACCAGCTTTCCTTAAATCAAAAAATTTAAAAATTCATCAATCAAATCTTTGTTCTGAAATTATACTTCCAACCAGCGTCGAAAGGACTGCTGTGTGTTGTTTATCTTCAGTTAATTTAGAATATTTTGATGAATGGAAGAAAGACGATCTTTTTTTATCAGACATAGCAGAGATGTTAGATAATGTTCTCAATTATTTTATATCTCACGCTCCGAATGCTATATCAAGAGCAAAATACTCTGCTGAAAGAGAAAGAAGTATCGGAGTTGGTGCACTCGGGTTTCATGCTTATTTACAAAGTAAAAATATTCCATGGGAGTCTGCTATGGCAGTATCTGCCAATACTCGCATGTTTATGCATATAAGAAACCAATTAGATAAAGCAAATATAAAATTAGGAAAAGAGAGAGGTGAAGCACCAGATGCGATTGGTACAGGACAAAGATTTTCTCATGTAATGGCTATTGCACCAAATGCTTCATCTTCTATCTTAATGGGAAATACATCACCATCAATTGAACCATTTAGAGCAAATGTTTACAGGCAAGATACTCTCTCTGGAGCATCTATAAATAAAAATAAGTATTTAGATAAAATAATTAAAAAAGCTTGTGAGAAAGATAAAAAACTTAATTATAACGATATTTGGTCAAGTATTATAATGAATGATGGTTCTATTCAACATTTAGATTTTTTAAAAGAAAATGATAAAGATACTTTTAAAACAGCTATGGAAATAGATCAACGATGGGTTATAGAACATGCGTCAATACGTCAAGAGTTTATAGATCAAGCACAATCAGTTAATTTATTCTTTAGACCAGATACAAGTATTAAATATTTACATGCTTGTCACTTTATGGCTTGGAAAAAAGGTTTAAAAACTTTATACTATTGTCGTAGTGAAAAAATTGGCAAAGCTGATAAGGTTGCTAGAAAAATTGAACGAAGAATTATAGAAGAAATTAATATTAAAGATTTAACAAAAGAGGATTCATGTTTGGCTTGCGAAGGATAGGGACAGTAATATTATTATCATTAATACTTACATCATGTATTCCAGCAGCCATTACAGCTGTGAAAAACTTTTTACCATCAAAATATGATGATAATGAAATGCTAATGATTTCAACTTTAAGATATGATATTCGACAAGTACAATGTACTGGCGATAAATCGCATGATACCATAGTAAAAATATGGGAAGGAAAAGAAAAACTATATTATTATTCATCTGCAAAACAAAATGAAGATGTATTAAGAATGGTAAGACCCTTTTCAGAAAGTATGAGAGGATTATATGACTCTTCAAAATCAGGTAATATGAAAGAATTATACTGTATTGAAAAGGTAATAAACTTAACAAAGCAAGTAGACATTATAGCAAATGCACTTGCATCTAGGAACTGATATGACAATAAATGAAGCATTACAAGAAATGCAATTACTTACAAATAGTGAAAATGAATGGTTAAGAGAAAAAGCAAATAAAGTATTAAGATATAATCACCAACATGAAACAGGACAGTTATCGACAGCTGAGTACACAGATTTATTAAATGACTTAGCACGTATTGAAGAAATACAAGAAGAAGCTGATACTATGAAATATAAAGCAGCAATAGAAAAAATACTTACAACTACACTTTCACTAATTTAATATTATGTTTGTATTTAAAAAAATAGATAATTGGTTTAGTGACGAAGAACGTTTAAATATAAAAAATAAAGTTGAAGACTTTAAAAATGATTGGAAACATATAAAGGATACTCCTTTAGCACAATCTTCTAAACTTTTAGCAGCACAAAATCCTGAACTTTATAAGTCAGCTGAAAATCAATATTTCTTAGGTGATGCTACTTATGTATTAGAAAAATTAGATCAAAGGAATAAAACCTTATCAGAAAATTTAAATGTTTCATTTTTTGATTTATATGATAAAATAAAAGAAACGATTAAACAAATAACAGGTATGCCTACTTCTTATTTGTCTGAATATCCTCGTCCAGGATTTCATATCTTTCGTGGTGTACAAACACCGCATCCATTTGAATATCATATAGATACAACTATTTGTAGATATGATCCAAATTATAACCCAACACAATGTTATTCTTTTTTATCTTTAATTGAATCTCCGAATGATGCTGCTGGGCTAGAATACAAAAATACAAATGATTTTGATTCTTTAAGAGATTATCCTGAACAAACTAAGTTGTATAATTTAAATACTTTTTACTATTGGAAAGGTGATTACTTTCATCGAATGAAAAGATTTAGTATGAATGATGGAGAAAGTAGAATCACATTACAAGGTCATTATGTGTTAAAAGACAATAGAGCCTATATATATTGGTAAATTATGAAACAGTTTTCTTTTGCAGAAATACCTAATTTTTTTTCAGATGGTGAACGAAACCAAATAGCTAGGAAAGTTTTAGAATTAAAACAATATTGGAAAAAACTTCACGATTATAATGTATATAAAAGTTTGACAGATTTAAAATCTGAATGTTCTAAAAATCAGTATTTACTTGGTGATAGTATATACCCACTTACTCCAAAAGATACAAGTGAGATAAATGTACATGTTCAACAAGTGCTTATACGTGAGTTTAAAGATCTTATATATAAGAAGCTAATTGATACAATTGGTCCTTGGTTTGAAGTTTGGAATTATAAAGGAACTGAGTTTTTCCCAAATTTACCAATTCCTGGATTTCATATTTTTGATGGAAAACAAAATTCGGAACCATTTGGTTGGCATACAGATACTACACTTTGTTTATGGGAAGAGAATATAAATCCTAAAAAATTATTTTCTTTTTTATCTCCTATTATGATGCCTGAACGTGGAGCACATCTAGAATGGTTAATGCCATCAGGAAAGGAATCTATTATACCATATGAATATGGGACATTACATTTATGGAATGGTTTAGAACAACATCGAATAGGACGCCATTCATTAGCAAGATTTGAAAAAAGAATTACATTACAAGGACATATATATATAAACCCAAATGGGAAAGTACAATTATTTTTTTAACTTAACACATAGAGGAACATGAACGTGCCAAAACAAGTAGAGACAACTGATTTAACAAAAGAAAGAAATTTTTTTAAACCATTTAATTATCCATGGGCTTATGATGCATGGCTTAAACATGAACAATCTCATTGGCTTCATACTGAAGTACCAATGTTAGAAGATGTAAAAGATTGGAAAACTAAATTAAATCCAGTACAAAAGAATTTCCTTACAAATATTTTTAGATTTTTTACGCAGGGTGATATTGACGTAGCAGGTGGTTATGTAATGAATTATCTTCCTTACTTCCCACAACCAGAAGTGCGTATGATGATGTGTGGGTTTGCGGCACGTGAAGCTTTACACATTGCAGCATATTCTCATTTAATTGAAACATTAGGTTTGCCAGAAACAACTTATAATGAATTTAATAATTATAAAGAGATGGCAGCAAAACATAATTACTTTGTAGACCTAGCATCTAAGAATACAAGTAAAGCAAGTATTGCTACAAGTATCGCAGCATTTTCAGCATTTACAGAAGGCATGCAGTTGTTTTCTTCTTTTATTATGTTATTAAACTTTCCAAGACACGGATTAATGAAAGGTATGGGACAGATAGTCACTTGGTCAATCGTAGATGAAACACAACATTGTGAAGCGATGATAAGAGTGTTTAGAACTTATGTTGAAGAGAATAATGAAATATGGAACGATACTCTTAAAAAGAAAATATATGACATAGCTGAAAAAATGGTAGAGTTAGAAGATAACTTTATTGATCTTGCTTTCTCTATGGGTGATATGCAGAATTTAAAGAAAGAAGAAGTTAAAGAGTATATTCGATACATATGCGATAGAAGACTTATTTCTATGGGCTTAAAAGGTATTAACAAAAGAAAAACTAATCCACTTCCTTGGGTAGAAGATATGATAAATGCTCCTATACATGGAAACTTTTTTGAAAATCGTATTACTGATTATGCAAAAGGATCTCTAAAAGGTGATTGGGGAGATGTTTGGGGTGCTAAAAAATGATTACAGTAAAATTTCATTGTAATTCTTGTGAAACTAAGGGTAAAATATCTTTTGATACACAAGATGATACATTGAATGAAGGAGATATAGCTTATTGTCCAATTTGTGCTCACGATATAACCGATGACGAAAATGAAGAGATTGAGGATAATGAACAAGACGAATAAATACCTGTATGACACATTGGTTATACGAACAAAAACAATTTACAGATTCCTCTAAGTATTTCGGATTTATATATTCAATTACAAATAATTTAAATAATAAAGTCTACATAGGACGTAAATACTTTACATCGGCTAAAACTAAACAGCCACTTAAAGGAAGAGTTAATAAAAGAAGATCAAGAGTTGAAAATGATTGGGCAGACTATTGGGGATCTTCTCCTACTTTTTTAAAAGAAGTAGAAACAATAGGAAAAGAAAATTTTACGAGAGAAATACTTAGACTTTGTAAAACAAGAGGTGAAGTTAATTATTGGGAAGTAAAATACATGTTTGAACTTGATGTACTAAATGCTAAACTTCCTAATGGTGAAAACAAAT